GCCGAGTCTATCTTATTTTGGCGTCTTACTCAGAAGATCCTGGAGGTACTGGTTATAATATATCTTGGGGTACTAAGATTACTACAGTTAATACTAATTAGTCCCACCGCGCAGCGGTGCGAGGGGCACCACGCAGTGGATCCGAACGGAGTGAGCGTGCAAGTTTCTCCTAAAGTTTCGAAGGTCGAATCTTTTTTTCGTTTCTCTAAACAAATGGCACCCAAAAAGGCAGACTCATCTGTAGTCGGATTTGATGTTACTATATCTTCTAAGGAACTTGGGGACCTTCAGTACGACCAGTACAAGGTTGTCGGTAGAGCTCTTCGTGAAGTTGCTACTAAGTTTGTATTTCAGCTTGAAGAAAGTAAAGATGGTTATGTCCATTATCAGTGCAGGTATCGCGTTAGTGAACGCATTCGTGTGAATGCCCATATTGCCCAGTGTCGTGAGACACTTCTGAACGGACACATTTCTATTACTTCTGCTGAAGTACATCAAGGTAATAACTTTAATTATGTTATGAAGTCTACTGGCCGTCTTGATGGTCCTTGGGATGATCGTAATGATTGTTTCACCCCTGATCCTCCCCCTCCTTCTACTAGACAGCTTCGTGAATTCTTGAAGTGTGAGTTACGCCCTTGGCAGTTACAGGTTTTGTCTTGGTGTACCGAATGGGACATGCGTACTATTAAAATAGTTGTTGATCCTGTTGGGAACTTTGGTAAATCTATATTTGCTGAGTATCTTGAATTTAAACAGTTAGCTGTTGATCTTATGTATACCGATAATATTAAGGAGGTTATGCAACAGGTACATGGTCAGAAAAAGCGTAGTGCTTATATTGTTGATTTGCCTCGAGCTATCAACCAGCGTGCAATGGCACAGTTTATCGCCGGTCTTGAGCTATTGAAGAATGGTGTATGTTATGACCCACGATATGAGTGGAAAAAGGTGCGTTTCGACCGTCCGATGGTAATTGTATTTTGCAATATACATCCTAGTCTTAAGCACTTATCCCCCGATCGTTATGAATCATGGATGCCCACATTAGATCGCCTTAGATTGGAGCCCTGGGTCGATTTCGCCCATCAAGTACCGAGTGTACCGAGTGTACCGCAGTCTCTATAAGGAACTAGCGGGCCCCCTCAGTGTTACAGCGGAGCCGAAGGCGAAGTGCCAGGGGCCCGCGCAGCGGACCGCGAGTTTCTCCTAAAGTTGCGAATCTTTTTTTCTTGGTATTGTAAATATGGCCTTTGGTCGCAAGTTTGCGTCTAGACGTCAGGGTACTCGTGGTGGGCGTAAGCCCGCAGGTCGAGCTCGTACAAGTGTAAAGACTCGTATTCGCTATCAGCGTCCAACTGCTCGTAATCAACAATCGCAGATGCGTTCGATTGCACGTATGGCAGTTCGTAATTCTCAGATCTTGAATGCTTCTAAGGTCTATTGTGATTGGTATCAGATTAGTACACAAGCTTATGGAGGCATTTCTTCTATTGGTATACCTCTTACTAATATCACCGCTTGGAATGAAGGTGCTCGTCGCAATGCTGTGGTTCCTCGGGAACGTAGTACTTTTGTGCGTGAGATGCTGTTCAACTATGTTGTATCAGCTCCTGCTTCAAATAACCCTGTATATCTTTCTATGTTCCTGGTTACTATCAGGCCTAATGCTTCAGCTACACCTATTCCGAGTCCGTTAGTTGCAAACGAGGATTATACTACTCAGGGATTTCGTAATTCCATATTTCTCAATTCTTCTAAATATCGCTCACTCTGGACTAGGTTCTTCGTCCTATATCCAGCTAATCAGACGCCCATTAATCCTGGCGATGAGCCTATTCCTTGGGGTAATCCCTATAGCGTCTTTCGTCGTGGCCGTGTTAATCTTAAGTTAAATTGGACGGCTCGTGGTATTACTGATGACCCTTGGAAGGATTTGACAATTAATAATTTGTCTCCTAGTCGCCGAGTCTATCTTATTTTGGCGTCTTACTCAGAAGATCCTGGAGGTACTGGTTATAATATATCTTGGGGTACTAAGATTACTACAGTTAATACTAATT